TTATTTAAATAATTCGATCGTTTTTTTAACTTCCTGCTGACGTTTCGAGTGTAAAAGATGAGCATATATTCTCATCGTGGTGGTTGTATCAGCGTGTCCTAATCTTTTACTGATGTACTCAATCGATATGTCTTGTGATACTAAATAACTAGCGTGAGTATGGCGCAATCCATGGAATGAAACAATATTTTTAAATTCTAATTGTCGTTGCAATTTTTTAAAAGCCTTATTAACAGCAACCTGTGTTATATTGAATAATTTTCCATGATACTTATTTAATAACTTTTCAGTGAGCCATACCGGAACATCTATTTGTCTGATAGAATTCTTTGTTTTAGTGGTGTCTATTTTTCGAGTTGCTGATTGTTCCGTCTTATTAATATCAATGATACCATCTTTTATGTCGTCGGTAGTTAAAGCTAATATTTCCCCAATTCTTGCGCCTGTTAACGCGCCTATTAATATGATGTCTCTTGTTGGCGAACTAACTATTTTTGTTTCTTCAATTAAATTTAAATATTCTTCTGTTTCCAAAAATTTCAACTCACTGTCTTTTGGATCACTTCCAGTTATTACCGTTCTTTCAAATGGGTTAGTTCTAATCAGTCCATCAAGAACTGCATCTTGGTAAGCTGACTTTAATTGTGTTTTTCGCTTTGCAGTAGTTGCTCTGCCGTGTGTAGTCCCAAATTCATTTAAGTACTCTTGCGCACGCGCTCTGGTTAGTTTAAATGCTTTGGTGGTAGAAAGTATGTCACTACGTTCAATTGTGTGTAGCGTGGCTAAATACACGGTCATGCTGCTACTCTTTATATTACCCTTATAAATTTCTAACCACTTGCCAAAATATTCAGGCACAGTAATATCAGGAACAAAAACAGATGACAGCTCATCATTATTCTTTTTATTTTCAATAGTAGTAGCCCATATACCAGCTTCGCGTTTTGTTTTAAACCCTGATTTTGTTTTTCTAGTACGCTTTCCGCCAGTAACCAATGACACATTTACCGTCCAACTAGTACCGCGTTTATAAATTGATGCCATAATAAAAAGCCTCCTCAAGCTCATACTTAAAAAAGGGGCTTACATGGTATAATATAAAAGAACGCCCCGTGCGTTTAGTCTTTAGCACACCTGATTGTCTGCCCGACAAGGTGTGCTTTTTTTATTTTATTATTGTTTTGATAACGATATTTGCTGAAGACCGGTTGTCAATATATCGCCTGATTTTAATGTGACAGTTGTATTAGTAACTTGATTAATATCTGTATCAGCTTGAGTTCCTATTACCTCATTTAAACCACCCGTCGAAGTGACATTACCGCTTCCTTGAACAGCAGATAATTTGTAACGACCAGCTGGTATTGATCCGCCTACTATATAATCACCAGCGGGTATATTAGTAATATCTATTTCTTGTGTTGGACTAACAGGTTCTAAATGGACGCCTTGAAGACCAGATATTTCTAATTCTGTATTTTTTAATATAAATCCAGTATAAGAAGTAACTTGTCCTAAATCATTATCTGCGTCTGTTCCTAATATTGCTGAAAAATCAAATCCATCTGAATTATTAGTTGAACTTAGATTACCACTACCACCTGTTGCTGTTATTTTATAATAACCTTTATCAAAATCTTTTCCTGCTGACCACGTGCCTGTAGCTAGATCTTTTGCAGTTCCCTTGGGACTTAATGATGAATCAGTATCTGCATCTGATGATGAAGAACTCGATGATTCTTCACTGCTATTTGATGAAGAACTAGAACTTGAACTTCCTAAATTGTTGTAATATTTTGCTTGTGAGTCGCTTAATGTTAAATTAGTTATTTTGATACTATCAATAATGGTTGACTTTAAATTACTATTGATTTTCGGATTTAGACTATAATAATCTAATTTTCCTTTTAATCCTGTCACGGCAAACAAATAAGCTTTGACAGCTTGATTACCTTGATACGCTTTTTCATAGTGCATGGTCAATGGATCAACCAGCATTGTAAATCTACCATTTCTAGTTGTTGACCAATAAATAGTAGATTTTGAAGATGCAGCGTTTATTCCAAAAAAGTCACTGTCTGTCTTGTCTCCGTAAGTGGCGAACATTTTCGCCCCATCTGGTGCATTTGTAGTTCCTTTAATTTCCCAATTTGACATATCATCTACTTTTACACTGTCAACTTTGACCTTATAGACAGTTTGTTCTTTTGCTGTTTTTTTATTATTTGAGCTGCTATTACTATCTTTATTTAAATTGCCGGATGTGATACCTGCGATTAAAAAAATAATCCCAATAGCAAATATTATTATTAGTACTTTTTTATTTATACTTCCTTGTTTTTTTCTTTGTTTTTCAACTATAAATATGATTAGCGTTACCAAAAATACTATAGATGTTACAATCCACAGTAACAACAAAATCCCACTTAACATATTATCTCTCCCAAAACCTTTTAATGTGGTTGCTTGGCACATATATTTATTCTACACGTGAAAGCATTATCGGTGTTAATACATCTTGTACCATATCAAGTAATTTACCCGGGATACCGTTTATTTGCATAAATTCAACATAACTTCTGATGTGATGAACATCTGTTGTTAAAAATCTGATAGCCCATCTATTAGCTTCTGCTTCATTTTTGATGCTGTTATGGCGATGATCTGTATGAAGCACATAATGCGCTACTTCGTGAGCCATTACATATACAAATTCAGTACTATTTAAAATAGTTCCGCTAACCAATATTTGTTTATCAACAGTCACGGCATTAGCGTGAAGATTGTCATAAACGGTTACGGTTAACCCTAATTTTTCAAGAACATTCCAAACCTTTTCTTCGTTATTCATACATTATTTTTCCTCAAATAGGCGTCGTATTATTTCTTTATCATTATCATCTAGTTCGTGACCGCCATAAGTTAATGGAATAGAACGGTCAATGGCTTCAGATAAATCAACGCCGCTTAACATCTTTTCTGTTTCCGTCATATAATGGTTCGGTTCGTCAGTGCGACCAAGTAAATAGTCTGTTGATACATGTAAGACGTCAGCTACTTTTTGTAGGTTTTCTGATTTAGGGCTACTTTTTCGCCAACTATACAACGCATTCTCTGATATTCCTGCCCGTTTCTCGAGCATTGATACCGATAATCCTTGTAGTTGTGCAGCTTCTTTTGTTCTGTCAAATAGGGTCATGATAGTATTTCTCCGTATAAATTGCTGAAAATAGAAAACTTTATAGAAAAAAGTTGACAATTATAAAACTTTATAGTATTCTATAGATACAGCAAAGATATTTGTAATAAGCGTTGCTAAAAACACCCCGCGATATGAGATGTGAGAGTTTACAAACCGCGTGATAACAGGGTTGTTGTTAGTGTTTTTAATAATGCAATCATACTATAAAGTTTTATAGTTGTCAAATAAATTTGCTAAACATAATAGAAAGGAGTTTAGTTATGACGGAACGAGCAGTTCTAGAATTTAAGACCGCGCCAGTAATTGACCAGATACAAGCGGTTGCGCGTATTTTACGAAAGATGAGTAACAAAGAAATTGCAGACTACATCAATGGTAAGTCAGGCAGAAATTTAAGTCCGGCAGATTGGTCGAACATCGTATCTGGAAGAACGCAAGGTCCGGCGGCAGAAAATGCTATTAGGATTATGCGAGATCTAACTGGAGTATAGGAGGTGTCACATGACACAAGAAATTAAGGTATTTGACAACCTGAAAGTCAAAGAAGAAAACGGACAAGTCATGTTCGATGCAGAAAGCGTAGCAATCGGATTGGGATTGGTTGAAACGAAGAATAATGGAATTGTATATGTGATTTGGAACCGCGTTAATCAATATTTAAAAAATTCGACAAAAGTGTCGAAAATAAAACGAGGTGATTTCATCACCGAACCACAGTTTTATAAATTAGCAATCAAAGCTAATAACGAAACAGCTGAAAATTTCCAAGATTGGGTCACGTCAGAAGTTTTGCCAAGAATTCGTAAAACGGGAGGATATCAACTTAAACAGCTAACACCAACCGAAATGCTGAAATTGCAAAATGATTCAATTTTGGAAGTTAGCGAACGTGTTGAACACATTGATGAAAAAGTAGACACATTCATAGAAAATCAACCTGTTAACGCCACGGACTACGGAGCAATAGGGACAGCAGTTACACATCGTGTTCACAGTTACGCTTCGATACATCGTATATCTAAAGAAAATCGCGGTCCATTGTTTAAAGACTTGAATAGTCAGATCAAACAGGTAACAGGCGCTGGCAACCGTTCGCGTATTAAGTCTAAAGATTACGATTCAGTTATTCGGTTCATTGATACATGGGAACCATCGACGGCAACAAAAACGATTATTGAACAAATTCCACTGGATTTAAATGAGACGGCATAGGAAAAAATATGACAAATAAAGAATCATACCAAAAAGTATCGGGAAAAGTAATTGCTCTGTTAGCGGAAGCAGATTCAATCATGATGAATTCATCTAGTGATTTTGATCCGCATACGGAAAATACAATCGAATATGAATATTTCATTCAAAAAGAAATGTTTCATGGTGCTATTAGATCAGCATTGATTGCTAATAGCGAAATTCAATCCAATGGCAACGATGTTTCATACATGCCATTGGACATTGATTAGGAGGCATACTTATGACATTAACGCAAAAAGAAGAAGTGCTATTCTTCCCAGAATTATTATCAATCGGTCAACTGCAAAAGATGACTGGATACAACAAGGAAAATTATTATGATTTAGTCAGCATGAAAGGTTTTCCGAAATTTGAAGATGGTAACGGCCGTTTGAAATTCCCGAAACAAGGGGTGCTTAAATTTATCGCATCTAAGACGCAATACAATTTCGATTAGGAGGTAACACATGATAACAGCAGTAGTATGGTTCGTCATCATCATTGGTGGCATTGTCTGGTTCACACACGACGAACGCAAGTTTGATGAGCGCGAAGCACAGCGTGATTACGAAAAGCTCATCTCAATGGGATATACGCCAGAAGAAGCAGCATGGCAAATTAATCATGCGGTAGAGGGGTAGAGATGGCAGACAGAAAAAAACGTTATTTCTGGCTACAACTCAAAGAAGATTTCTTCGATGACGACACCATGGCATACATTGAAGATCAACCAAACGGAAAAGAGTACGCACTTATCTATTTGAAAATGTGCTTGAAATCTTTGAAGCTTGATGGGTATTTGAAACGAGTTGTTGGCAATACAATCATTCCTTATGATATTCCAACACTTGCTAAGCTAGTTAATTCAAACGTAGACACCGTCAGAGTTGCGATGAAAATGTTTGAACAAATTGGATTAATTAACATATTGGACAGTGGCGAAATATATATGAACCAAATTGAAGAAATGATAGGTTCTGAAACTGAAGCAGCCAAACAAAAGCGATTAGAACGGGCTAAAACAGAGAATGCGACATTGTCGCAAGACAGTCGCAAAAATGTCACACAGAGTAAGAGTAAGAGTAAGAGTAAGAGTAAGAGTTTAGAGATAGAGAAAGATATAGAGAAACAACCAGAAACAAGCTACCAAAAATTGGTGGCGGTGTTTGAAAAAAATGGCTTCGGTACAATTTCTCCAATTGCTTCTCAAAAATTAAATGATGAGCTGATAGATTTCACCAAAGAAAATGGCAACACTGATGAGTCATTTAATATTTTGAACAAAGCGTTTGAAATTTCAGTAGTGAATGGTGTCAGTAATTTAAATTATGTATTGTCAATCACCAAACGTTGGTATCAGTCTAAATTATTCACAGTATCTGATATTGAAGCTAGTGAGATTAAGCACCGCGGCAAACCCAATGCAGAACCAAAACAAGATATTAGTAATCTCTCACGAGAGGAACAACTAATAGCCGTGATGGGGAAAGATGGTGTGAGGTTTGATTAATGCAAAACGTATCAGATGTGGCTAAGCAATGGATTAGAGATAAGGGTGGTGAGTTTCTTAGTCAAGATGAATTGCAAAAACGGTTGGTTGCAATAGATCAAAAAGCGGAAAAACAATCAGCCCAAGATTATCTGGCACTAAAACGCAAGGTTTACGAACGCGATAGTTTGTGGCCGTCAGGTAAGAAGACGACATTTTCATTTGAACGTTGGTTACCAGAACGACAACAAAATAAAACGGCAGCGATTGAAATTAAAAAGCAAACACAAAACTTGTTCAAACGATTAAGACGTGAAGCATTCAATGTTTTCTTAAACGGATCTGCCGGTGTTGGTAAAACAGCCATGACATTAGCGATAGTTGATGCGTTTGAGAAGTATACGAATAAGACGACCATGTTTGTTAGTGCTGTAGCCTTGCGTGAAGCGGTGATGTTTGATTTTTCAGACTTGCAAGCTAAAGCTAAATTAAAACGCGTTGAGAAATCAATGTTAGAAGTAGATGTCTTAGTGATTGATGATTTTGGTTCCGAAGTCGGTATGGCTGGTTCAGTTCGTCAAGCAACCGAGCGTTTACAACAGTTTTACATGAGAGTGGCTGACGCGCGCTACGAGGTGGACGAAAACGATAAAAGGACTAAGTGTACCATTATCACTTCAAATAACACACGGAGCGAATTAAGCACTATGTACAATGACAAGCTAATTAGTCGATTGGTAACTAAAAAATCAGCAAACATTTTATTATTTGTCGGTCTGGAAGATGTAAGGGAGTGATTAAGGTGTTTCAAGCGGTAAGAACAGAAAATGGTGTGATTGTCGAGCGTGATGTTAGGACATACGACACGTTTGACTGGATAGATGCAAGAGTGAGGGCGTTGAGTTCGTTTCTCGGTGGCGATTGGGGGTTTGAGGTTATTTACAAATAAAAAACGCCTAGCCATAGGAGTGGTTAGATGTGAGGTATAAATATTTTCAACGATAATTTATACCTCAAGAATATCAGGAAATATGGAGGTAGTCAAATGGTGCAGGACGCGTTAGATTTTTACAATCCTGATAAACCAGATAGAAATTGGGAGCGCATGCAGTCGCGCATTGAGTATTTGGAGTCAGAGAGATCCAATGCGCTTGAGGAAGTAGATCAGGTATTCAATTACATTGAAGAAATTAACGAAGAACTGAGTGAATTAAAATTGAGCATTAATTAGACAGGAGATTAGTATGGCAAATGAAGTAGCAACACGACAGAAATTAATTAACAGTGACAAGATGCAAGAACATTTTGCGCAAGTCTTGAAAGACAACGCGCCCTCATTCTTGAGTGGGTTATCAACATTAGTTGGACTCAATCCTGATTTAGCACAAACAAACATGGGCGAGTTAACAAGCACGGCCATGCGTGCAGCGGTACTTGACCTATCAGTATTGCCTGATTTGGGTGAGGCTTACGTAATTCCTTACGGAAAACGTAAAAAGGTTAATGGCGAATGGGTCACGACAGATGTTAAACCACAATTCCAATTAGGATATCGTGGCATCATCAAGCTAGTTCAAAATACAGGACTGATTTCTCACATTGGCGGCAGCGTTGTTTATGAAGGTCACGATGTCAAATACAACTCACTGTTTGACGAGATAAAGATTGGTAATGAAGATTATGACCCAGAAATGGATAAGAAAGCAAACAAGGTTGGTTACATTGCTTATTATACCGACGTCAAAACTGGCGAGCGCATCGTTAAATATTGGTCAATGCATCGTGTCCTGAAACACGCAACAGAATTCAGCGAGACGTTTAAGGGACCCGATTATAAAGATAAATGGGGCAACACCCCCAAGACACCATGGTATTCAAATTTCGATGCTATGGCCATTAAAACAGTCATGAAAGACTTACTTAAATTTGCACCAAAGACATCTAAGATTGCACAGGCATTGACAGAAGATGACCGTGAAGAGCGTGCAACTGTTGATGTGACACCGGTAGATTCACACGAAAATACAATTATTAATGTCCCAAAAAGTGAGCCTGAGAAAAAAACAGAACCAGAAACAGTAACAATCAACGATGACATTCCTAATCCGTTTGCAGATGTAGAAGAGACTAAGCCAACAGATGCGCCCTTGTTTGATGAGATTGGAGAATTACAATGACAGAAATAAAAACAGTATTGCCAGCATTAACTTTCGAAAACGGTATCATGACAAATTACAGCGACTTGCTCTCGGTAGCAGAAGAATATAAGTCTCTACCAGATGTCATTGCTACTGCTCAACAAGGATCACGTACGAATGCTGTGAAGAGTGATTTGAAAAAGAATGCCGACCTCATCAAGAAAAGTCTGAAAGAAGAAGACAAACTAAGAAGTGCGGCATTCTACGAAGAAAATCACGGAGCAGTCGCAGCGCTAGACACATTAATTAGTGTTCGTGAAGATTTGGTTGAGCGGACTAACACGTGGGAACGTGAACGTCTTGAAGCCAACATGCCAGTTCTTGAAGAATTTGTTTCAGAACAAAATTATTTGCATGATTTAGATGCGCAGCATAAGTTGAACGCTGATAATTGGCGAAAGCTAGGGACGTTTACGGCAACTGGCAAAATAGTTAGCAAAATACAGAATGAAATTGTGATGCGTGCGCGATTAGCTGAGGTTGAACAGAACGAAAAGCCAAAGCCAACAGAATTTGAAATTTATCAAATCAACGTCAAACGGGCATTTTCAAAATTATTTGAAGAGTTTTCGGCTGATGAATTGTACACCGGCAGAGATTTTCAAAATTCTTTGACAAAAATATCTGAATTTCTGAAATGAAGTGACGACCAAATCATCGTCGTTAAACTGATAAAAACAGTGGAAGAGGTTTGTCAGAATTACCTGCGTCCGCACGACATGGCGTAACCATGCGGTAGGGTGTGAAGCCCATGAGGAGAATTAATGAAAATCTTCCAAGCATATCCGACTAAAAAAGCAGGCAATGAAATCATATTCAGATTTGAAGATGATGAGTCAGCAAATAAATTCATGGCAACTTATCAGCTGTTTAAACAAACGTTGATTGAAATACAAGTACGAGATGATCGTGAAATTAGCGCGCAACAACGTAAGTTCATCTACGCCTTATTCCGAGACATCTCGAACTGGTCTGGTGATATGCCTGAATATGTCAAGCAATTATTCAAGATGTGGTTTGAAGAGTTCAAAGATGTTGATGAATTCTCACTACGAGATGTTGAAAAGTCAGTAGCTGCTGAACTCATCACATTCATGTTGGACTTCGTTGCCGAGCATGATGTGCCATTGAAATTTAAGCCACTAGATGCGCTTGAACCAGATGATATTAAACATTGGGAATATATGTCACTAATTAATGGTTTCGATGTCATCGATGGCTCAAAGCCAGTTGAGTTAGCTCATGGCGAACACGCGGTCGGTATGGGACGCGATAGAAACGCCATTAGCAATGTTGGCAACACGGTGTTTAGTTTAAGCCACGCGCATCACATGGAGTTACACCGTGTTGGATTACCGGAATTTAAAAGTAAATATCACATTAATGGTGTGTTGGTCACACCTGAAATATTAAGAGAATTAGAAAGCAGAGGACGAAGATTTGGGACGGTTAGAGAGTAAGAGATACTACGAATTGTATGTCGACGGAAAGTTTGAAACAAGCTACAAGGACAGGGTGACAGCTAACAGAACAGTCGCACAGCTGTTCAATAAAGGTCATGAAGTTAAGGTACTATCGTTTGAACGCGGTGCTAAACGCAAATTTGAAAATAAACCACAAAAAATAAATCTCACACATATTGTCAAGCATGAAGAATACGGCATATTATCAAAGATTTTGGTTAAAAAAGACGGCACAAAAGTTTACATGTGGCACCACGACGGAGACGGCAGACGAGTCAAGTTATTCAGTGATAATTTAACAGCACTATCAGTCGCCAAACGCCTCGGTGCGAAAATAAAACAGGTGTCATACGCTGATGTTGATTTAAATGTAATTTAACACACTGCCATTGCTATTAAATAGTTGTTTGGTATAAATAGACGTTTAAAATTTCAAACGTCTTAGAAAGGACTAGAGAGCGTTATTATGATATTCAAGTTTTTCATTGAACCACAACAACAGGAGCGACCCAGAGCAGTTAGATTTGGCAATGGCGTGAGAATGTACGATCCAAAAAAGACTAAATTGTACAAAGATACGCTAGGACTGATAGCACGTTCTGAAACCAAAAAGCGTGGGTATGAAATGCCACAAGGTGCCTTGTCAGTCAGTATGACGTTTGTCAGGTCAATACCTAAGTCATTTACTGTTAAGCAGAGACAGATGGCGATTGATGGCGAGTTACTACCACGTAAGAAACCAGACTTGAGCAATTTTGTGAAAAGTACAGAAGACGCGTTGAACGGCATATTGTGGCAAGACGACAATGCAATCGTCCAGGGAATCAACAGCAAGATTTACGGCTTGCAACCAAGAGTGATTATAGATGTGCAAGTGATTAACAATAATAAATTTTAGTCAGGAGGTTGAAACATGAACACAAGACAGCAAGATATTGTCATTTCACGTAAGGAAGCGATTGAGTATTACGCGCACTCAAAATACAACTCACATATTGGTCGTGTTGTGGCGAAAGGCATGTTAGATCTTGATTACACTTACTCGCAGTTAGCTAAAATATCTGGATTGAATGACAGCAACAATGTCAGATTAATTGTGCGCGGTCAGCGACGTGACCCGCAATTTAGTTCAGTAGTGAAGTTAGCTAAGGCACTTGATTTGAGTTTAGATAAGTTTTTGGAGGAGAAATAATGACCGATTGGCAAGCTAAATTTATAGTTGATTTACATGAATTTTTGAAAGGAAGATGAGATGGGAACTGAATGGCTATTTACGACTTTTCCGAACAGCAAGGGAGAAGTTACCGTAGTTTTGTGGGAGCGAGAAAAGTTTGAAGACTCTAAATTTGTTAGTAATTACCCATTTGGTAATTCAGCGGTTAACAGGTATACTAAAAACTTTTCAACAACTAGGCATGAATATTTAACAGATGTCATGTTAGCAAAATGTGAATTACTGGATCAAGCAGGGTTAACACTTGATGATGTTCTATACTACGAAACGTCAGCACCTGATTTTGACAACAAAGAAATGGTATTTGGAGATTGGGAGTAATTATGGCATATACATTTGATGAAGCAATAGAAGAATTAAGATTAGCAATACCAGAAAAATTTTATCAACCGACCATGCATGATGTTGCAGTAATTTTGGAAACTCAAAATAAAGTTGTTGATTCTTTACGAAAAGAATATGCGCCAACTATTGAAATGACTAAACATGAGAAAAAATACCTATTACGCTATTTAAATAATTCTTCGTTTAATTGGTTAATTGAAGATATATTTTCACTAGAAACAGATGATTTTGAAAAACTATCCGATGAAGATTTAATGCAGGCATGGTTACACCCAGAAACTATTAAGATTATTGAGGAGAAAAATAATGGCAGATAAAAAAGTATACGCATGGGCTTGTGGAGGAGGAGATGAGTGATGAGAATACAAGATTTGAAATTAGATACAAAATATTTTGATGATGTGAACAGCGGGTTGAAGACATTTGAAATTCGTAAGAATGATCGTGATTATCAGGTTGGTGATGTGTTAGCATTGACGGCATTTGAATATGGTCACTATGCTAAGAATCGTGGTGTTGGTCCGAAAAGTGGACCAAAGATTTATGATCGAGCCACACTGCAGGAAGCACCAACTATATTCTTCGATGTGACATTCATTTCAGAATACGCGCAAAAAGATGGTTTTGTTGTTATGTCGATTGTCCCAAGCAAAAAGGTATTTTCAAATGATTGGAATAGGTACTAATTTACAACATGTAATCGAGTTTGGCATTGTTTTCACGGCTATCATACTGGGATTGCGGATAATTTTAAAATTTGGATTAGATGCATTAACTAAAATTAAAGGAGTGACATGGCAGATAGAATTGACAGAATACTGCGCAGCTACTTCACTGGGAGATTAGACTTGATGATTATTCAGCGTAATAATGATTTGAGAAACCCGCATGTTGATGATGAAGATAAGTATCTGCCAATCGTTCAGAAAGGCATGATAACTGGTTGGAAAAAAGTCTATTCTCGAAGTGAAGATGATAATATTGGCGGTGGTCGTGCGCAGAATAAACATACACGGCCACTAGAAGATATGATGATACACATTGAGAGTGATCCATTGCTTAGCAAGTTGAATAAACAAAAAGAAGACATCGAGCGGTGGGTAGCAACGTTTGAAAAAGACAAGCAGAACGTCATGAGATGTTACTACTCGTCTAAATCAATTACATGGGCCAAAGTATCACAGCAATGCCATGTGGGTGAGAGTACAGCAAGGGCATATCGCACAGAAGTCAAACACATATTAGCGACCGTATTGTGATGTCAAAGTGATATATGTATGATACAAGCGGAATTGTAGCGTTTTTGACCTAAAAACAGTGCGATAATGGTATTATCGAAGAATTACGAAGAGCACATCTTGCAGGAACAAGTCAGTGCTTGGGTTAAATAGATAGATTGGAATATCTATCATGTGTGAATGTCGTCTGGATAAACAATGCCAGATGTCAATGGGACGTCGAGGATAAGCAGGTTCGATTCCTGCCACCCACATTGCTAGCCAAGGAAGACGGTCTAGTAGGTCTGTATCTGTTAATGAGTGGAAACACTCGTACATATTGAGCTATTAAGTAATCCTTAATAGTTGAGACCATCAAAAATGATGGTAGCAAATAAGTAAATGCCTTAATACAGCCATTTATAGCAACTTAAAGATAAACCTTAATCGGGGAATTGATTGTGAAAAAAGAGCCAACAGCATTCGTAGAAGCTTGGGATGAATTAGATAAAGCATTTTTTAGGTTGTTTTTGGAAGTATTGAGAGAACTTCATCTATACAATTCATTTAAAAGAGTGTGGCGAAAAAATAAGTAATCAAATCACAACACCTTAATTGGTGTTTTTTTATTGGAGTAAATTATGAACGATGAAGAATTAATACGAGAGCAGCGACAACGCAACAGACACATACGCGATGCCACAGATATTAATATGCAACATGCAGATGAGATAAGGCGCGAGAGTGTAGCAAGGCATGCAAGAGCGCGTGTGCAGATTAGAGCGGAAGTCGTGGATAACCGCAACATTGATTACAATAGCCACATGTCTTGGTTAAGGAGATAAACGTGTTTAAAATAATTAGGAGCATTTTTAACGCTATTGGAGACGTTTTGGAACGTTTTTTAATTAAAGCTACACATTATATCGAGGGTCCTGACGCAAGTTATATTGAGGAGATAAAAAATATGGAAGATACAGTAAATGTATTTCTGTGCAGAGATGACAGAGATATTCAAATGAGTATGCAAGAGTATGCTGATAGCGAACGATTAACGAGCAAAGATGTCAAATTAGTACGCTCACGAAGTACGGTAACTGTAAATGGCGGTTGGATTGTTAAATTTGTTAGTACAGCCAGTGGTTTAGATGGCATGGATATTCGCGAAATATCAATCAGTACTAGATTAGCAACAGGTGGAGATGTTAAAAAGTTAACGCATATGTTAACAATGGCACGAGCAGGAAGGGTTGGCATGAAAGCTAGACAAGAGGAAGAGTGGTCATGATGAAACGATTGTATGGGTAGATGGCAAACGTGACTACAAATACATGAATACCCATATTATTCCTATCCTAGATACTACTAAATTATCAAGCACGCAAGGAGAAAAGTCATGAAAGAAATTAAGTTATTAAACGGAACTGGTATTGAAGTTATGAAAGATGGCGTTCTGCTTAAGGGAAATAGCATTTCGTTTGAGACTGATGATGTCAGCGTGGTTGTGATAAAGGATGGTAATAAGTTTTCAGTCTCACAAAGTGATGGTCATGGACTGGAATCAACCATTGATACTATTGATGATGAAGAAGCTAAAGTTACAGATACTACACACGTGCCGACTAATCATGAACTAGAACAAATGAGCATAAAAGAAATTAACGGAGAAATCCTTAATAAGAAGCGTGATTTGCAAAACGAACGAGAAAAATTAGAATCGCTATACATTATTAGAAGTTCTAAAATTAAATATATTTTTAATAAAAACATAGTTAACACAATTAAATTTAACGAAAGCAATCCAAGTGTAGATATTGTAGTTCTAGAAGATGGAACCTTTGTAATTGTCGACGCGGATGAACTGCTTACCAATCCAGAAAAATATGTGTTTGATGCTGATGGATTGAAGGCACGTATTGTGGAAGGTCATATTTTCGGAAGGTATGTAATCGTTGAACAAACTACGCCTTCAGGTATATATCATCAATTCGTAGATGAAGAAACTTTCCGCACGCCAATATCTGAACGCGTATAAGCATATGGCTAGAGTAAAGATATGCCGTAAGACTAACTGCCACGTCTCGATACCATATGCACAAGATAACCCATACTGTGACACGCACAAGGATATGTACCGACCCAAGCCAGAGTTCAAACCTAAGTCATCTTATGAACGTAAGCGACAACAACGTGAGTACAACCTGCATAAGCGTGATAAGGAAGCTAATGAGTTCTATATGAACAAAACATGGAAGCATCTATCAGCTGGTATGAAGCAACAGGCGTTGTTCACGTGTGAGTGTTGTGGACGTACAAGCACAACCAAAGGTTACTTAGTTGTAGATCATATCATCCCCAGAAAGATAGACAGACGTAAGCAATTAGATAAGGATAACCTGTGGGTTATCTGTAAGAGGTGTCACTGGTACAAGGGGATGCTTGAAGAGGATGTCTACACCGATGGGTTAATGCTTGAGAACATAGATACTAGTAAGTCATGGGGTAAGGATGAAGCACGCGATTGGATACTTGATTCAATCAAGCGACATGATGATAAGTTGAAAGAAGATTGAATGATGAAATGGTTTGAAGTAATTTATATTTGTTGGTTGTTCATTTCTATATTTATATTGTTATCAATTCTATTTGTCTTTCTGTTTAACTTTGTCATGTTTTGTCTTAGCTAATGATGTTTGACTGTTTGGTTGTCGCTGAATGATTGTCTTAGATAGTTATGAACAGATATATAAGGAGGAAAAGACGTGGAAAATATAAATGTTACTTATATCAGTAAAATAAATACATTTGTCGTTTATAACGTTTCAGCTTCGTCGCTTAGTAAAGAACAAGCTCATGATCTTTATGAAAACATAAGACAAATGACTGGTTCATCAATAATTATTATAAACGGAAATTTTATTGCTAAATAAATTATCATACGTGTTTATAAGTGTATTTAATTAATATTTGTTTAAAATGTTCGCGTTAAATAAAAAAATACCCCCGGGTGGGGGCTGTTGGAGGAAGCGTCACAAGGTGGCGTCTTAATTTATTGCGAATGACGAAATCAAAAGTTTTCAAATGGGCTATTTTGTAATTTGAAACGTTGTTATATCAACGCTTAACGTGATTTATATATGTTTATACTATACCACAAACTTTTGAAGAAGGGGGATGATTGTTTGGTAAATAAACGTAATTCTGGAAGGAAAAGAACCACAAGGACGGACGATGGCTTGCGGGCAGACCGTCGCGAAAGAAATCAAGAGTTCAAAGACAAACAGAATGAACTTGATGAACTGCAAGATAATCCCCCTCGTCATTTGGATGGGTATGGGGTAACAATTTGGCGAAAGTTAGTTCCTGATCTTAAAAAGTTAGGAACAATAAAACAAATAGATACTGTTAATTTGGAATCGTTCTGCTCGCTATATTCAACATATAGAATGGCAGAAGCCGATGTTCAAAAGAATGGTATATTTGTTAGCTATGAAGTTGATAAGACAGAATTAGATGAAGAAACAGGTCTAGAATTAGTTGTCGGAAAAGAAACGAAGTATGATCGCTCAAAGAAAAATCCAGCTTATGGAATAATGAACGACAGCATCAAGACGTTGAAATCATTAGCTGTTGACTTGGGACTATCATTCGATTCTCGTTCCGGTCAATTAGTACCTAGTGATTTAACCGTTTTAGATGGCGATAAAGAAGACAGTTTAAGGTTGGTGAAGTTCGGTGCAGAAATTTAATTTAGTGGGCGTTACGAATATTAAATCGGCTGTTAAGTCTGAAAAAAGACGATACAAACGCTATTTAGATAAATATAATGATCCAGCTACGCAATATGCTTATGATGTCTTATTTACCGACAAATACATTACTGGTCGTGATGCGCAATTATCTTGTTTCAGACATATGCAGGACCTAGGAAGACAGCGTAGTGATGATTTTCCATATCATTATGAGCCTGATTACGTCACTATGATTGAACGTTTCACTAGGATACTTCCCAACCCTGATAATTTTAAAGTTAATCTAAAGCCATATATTAACCAATCTTTCGTGTTAGATAGTGTGATAGGTTGGCGAACTGAAGAAAATGGAACTAGATATACGACAGTTAATTTCAGCGAGGCTAGACGGCAAGGAAAGACGTTCATTGCTTCAATGCTGATGAACTTTTATTATTTTATGGTGGCTGCTGAAGCGACATCACAAGATTTTCTGGTCGCCAGTTACGATAGCGAACACGCCACTAAACTGTTTAATGATGTTTCTATTCAAGCGAAAAAACTATTGAAGATGCCGGAGTTTTCAGAATGGGCCAAAGAAAATGATGTTGATGCACAAACACAACAAGTTATTGGTCGTATCAGCAAGAACACAATTCGTAAGGGAACATCAGAGGGTGGCGGTTTTGACTCATTTCATAATGTCATCGCTATATATGACGAAATTGGTAATCTTAAACCCAATAAAAACGAAACGTTACGCCAAATTACATCAGGCCAAAACGGTATTAAAAACCGTATGTTCGTTAAGATATCTACTGCCTATCCAAACGCTAAGGTGAAATTTAAAAAAGACCAAGACTTAATGCGCAAGATCATGGAACAAGATGATTTACGTGAGGCTGATAATACTTTCCAAATGATTTACTCGCAGGATAGCGAAAATGAAGTGTTTGATCCAGAAACGTGGGCTAAGTCTAACCCGAACTTAAATGAAATGAGCAAAAAGGATTACGATTCCGCTCTTGGAAGTTTAATCAAGGATAGAGATGATGCCGATAGAAGTGGCGAACTTGCTACATTTGTCAATAAATCACTCAATATTTGGAGCCGTAAGTTTCAAAATAGCTACTTATCGCTCGAAAATATTCAAAAAAACATCATTGATGATTTTGATATCCACGGTCGTGATGTCTACATTGGATTCGATGGCAGTCAAACTAATGATAATACGTCATTTGGCTTTATTTTCCCTTATCGTGAGTTAAAAAGTGATAAGTATTTCTGCAAGCAATTTAGTTTTATTCCTTTTGCACAAGCTAAGACGATTGAAGCTAAGGAAAAACAAGATGGCCTGAATTATCGCGAACTGGAAAAACAAGGGCTGTGCGAAGTTACTAGAAGTCCAGAGGGAACGATTGATAAAGACCAAGTCTATCATTGGCTGGAAAATTTCATTGCTGACAATGATTTAAAGGTTAAGATGATAGCATTAGACCCTAACTTGGGAGACTGGATATTGAAACGTCTTGTTAATTACCACGATGAGTGGCCGGTATCCACCGTTAGACCAAACTCACAAGTGTTATCTAATCCGACTAAAGATTTGCAAGCGCAATTTATTAATGGCAAGGCTTCAATATTAAATGACCCACTGATAATTGATGGGTTTACGAACGCTGTGTTGATTGAAGATAGAGGTGGCGCAGTTAAGATTGACCGCTTGAATAGAACTAGTGATCACATCGATACGTCTGATGCCTTGATTAGTGCTCACACAGGCGCGCAATTCTATTTTGAAGATTTCAAAGATGATAATTATAACCCATACAATGACTTGACCCATGAAGAAAAGAAAGATTATTTCAAGAGGATGTTCGGATGATAAAAAACTTTACAAAATTTATTACTGCTATTTGGCAGAACCTATTAAGCGTTATTTTATTTATTTCAGGGATTGCACTAATTGATATTGGTGCTTTTTATTTTAATTTTATTGTCGGTTTTATTGCTACTGGTGTCTCACTGGTCATCATGGCGGTAACGCTTGATAAAGAAGGGATGGAGTAAATGAATGGGCTTAATGACTTCGAGAAATCGACAACATAAGATTAGTGATACGTCCTACCCCGCAACACATGGATACGATCCTATCATTTCTCAAATAGCCGGGTTACCAGTTGGCTACGTTAGTGGTGCAAACGCATTGAAAAACAGTGATATTTTCAGTGTTATCAACCGTATAGCCAGTGATATTGCTAGTGCTAAATTCAAAACTGAAAACACATATGTCAGTGAACGACTTAATCAGCCATCTCGGTTGATTGGTCGTTTTTCATTTTGGCAAGGAATCATCATCCAATTGCTATTGAGTGGTAATGCTTATGTTCCACTTGATTTAGATTACTTGGAACAGATACCGCCATCTTCAATTATCAGTATTGATATTGATAATGCTAACCAAGGTGCGGTTTATACGCTATCTGAATACAATAATCATCCTGAACGGAAACTAACACAAGATGAGATATTGCATTTCAGGTTAATGCCTGATGCGACTTATCAGTATCTTGTGGGGATGTCGCCATTAGAGAGTTTATCAAATGAGTTAACTGTTTCAAAAGCAAGTGCAGATCAGAGTTTGAACCTGATTAAAAATCGTATCACGCCAACTTCTGTATTGCAGATTAGTAATGCATTACTTGAACAAGGTGATGCTGATGCAGCGCGTGAAGCGTTTGAAAAGGCAAACAATGGCGCTAATAGTGGCCGGTTAATGGTGCTTGATTCTAACTCGACGTTTAGCCAATTTGAGATGAAAGCTGATGTATTTAAGGCATTGAACAACAATGCGGAGTACTCAGCTAGTCAAATTAGTAAGGCGTTTGGTGTGCCGGTGGATATGTTAGGGGGTGGTAACAGAACAGAAAGTCAGCATAGCAACAGTCAACAGATTAAAAACCTGTACTATGAAAATCTAATCAGCTATGTTGCACCAGAGATTGATGAAATTGCCTTGAAAATGAATGCAGCAGACTTGTCACTTGACATGCAATATATTGATGATTCAACGAGGATCGACAAAATAAACGACATGGTCAAGGTAGGGACAATAGGACAAGCACAGGCTGAATTTATGCTTAAAAAGTTCGGTGTACTGCCATCTAACTTGCCTATCTATATTGCGCCAGCTGCACCAAATCAGGAGAAAGGAGATAGTGAATGAAATTAGATGTTAATGGCATGATCACTAATAACGATGATGCAGAAATTTACCGTGATTGGTTAGGAATGACCGTCACTTCACCTGCTGATATTCTTGATAATCTACCAGCTGATGGTTCTGATGTTGAAATCGGAATTAATTCAGGGGGTGGAGAAGTTGATGCTGCTAATGAAATTTACACGGCATTACGCAATTATTCAGGTAAGGTAGTTACTCAAATTGAGAGTTCGGCATATAGTGCCGCTTCAATTATCGCAATGGCTGGTGATACCGTCCAAATATCACCAGTTGCTCAGTTGATGATTCATAATGCCTCAACTTACGCAACTGGGAACCACAATGAGCTAGATAAAACGTCCAATGCTCTTAAATCTACCGATAAGGCGATTGCAAAAGCATATTCAGTCAAAACAGGTCGTCCAGTTGATGAGTTCTTAGACTTGATGGATAAGGAGTCATGGATTGGAGCAGATGATGCATTAGAACTTGGGCTAGTTGATGAATTAATGACGTTTGAAAAGGAGCCAGTTACCAACTCGATTAGTGCCGTATTACCACAAAAAATTCTCAATCGAGTAAAAAAATTAATCGGTGAGAATAAAGAATTAAAGAACAACGCAACTAATAGTCAACCTAGTGAACACGACAAACTCGTGCAAGCTAAGTTGGCTATTTTAAATGGAGGAGAATAACACATGACTAAAGAACAACTTGAAGCAGCGTTTCGCGATGCCAGCTCTAAGGCATCTGATTTAAATGCTAAATTGAACAATATGACAATTGATGATAAATCTTCAATTGAAGACATCAAGAAGACACAAGATGAATTGTCAGGTGCCAAGACACGCCGTGATGTTTTGAATGCTCAACTAAAGAGTTTTGAAGACGTTGAACCAGAACCAAAGGTAGAGGGCAAGAAAACTAATATTCTTGATAATAAGATTAAAGATCTAAAGGAAAAGAAAATTGCCATCAATGACTTCGTTCACAAGAATGGTGTCATTAAAGATGCATCACAACAAGTTTCTTCTACAGAAGTTGAGTTGTTGATTCCTGAATCTATTATTTATGATCCATCTGCTGAGATTAACTCGGTAGTCGACTTGTCAACATTAGTAACTAAGGTGCCTGTTACAACCAAAAGTGGAAAATATCCAATCTTGAAACGTGCAACTAATCGTTTCCACACAGTTGCAGAATTAGTAGCTAACCCTGCGCTTGCTGCTCCTGAATTTCAAGACGTGGCATGGAGCGTTGACACATATCGTGGTGAAATTCCGATTTCAGAAGAATCAATTGCTGATGCCGCTGTTGATGTGACCGGTATTGTGACACAAAATATGGGCGAACAAAAAGTTAACACTTACAATGAGTTAATCGCCCCAGTATTGAAGAAGTTTACAGCTAAGGCTACTGCAACAGAAACTTTGGTAGACCAAATCAAGCACATCAAAAATGTTGACTTAGATCGAGCTTACCGTCGCGCAATTGTTGCAAGCCAATCATTTTACAACGTTGTTGATACTTTGAAAGACAAGAATGGACGTTACTTGTTACAAGAATCATCAGCATCTGTTGCTAATACGGCGGGTGAAACATTGTTAGGTATGCCTATTTATGTTGTTGATGATGATTTGCTTGGAGCGGATGAAGACCAAGTGGCATTTATCGGGGACTTGAAGCGAGGAGTATTGTTTGCTGACCGTAACCAGGTTTCATTAGCTTGGAAAGATGACCACATTTATGGACAACTATTAGGTGGGGCATTCCGTTTTGGTGTTTCTCAAGCAGATGCCAACGCTGGATATTTCATTACTAACACTGATACTGTACCTGCAGGAGACGGAAAGTAAGGAGTAGCACATGGCAGATGAAACAAATGCACCCCGTGCGCCGTCAACAGGCGTTACGGCTGAAAATATGCAAGATTATCTCGCTATCGATGGTGATGACGATATTCTAAAAGAATTAATTGCCTATGCCGAAGAAGATGCACGTGGTTCGATTGATAGCTCAATTGATATCGAAGAATATCGAAAGTTAACTATTTTCAACCAAGCAGTTAGAACGCTAGTTGATTTCAACTATTACAACCGTGGTGCTTTATCTGGTCAGCAAATCGCCTATCCTAAGTCTTACCAGTACATGCTGAACAAAATCAGATGGAAGGTAGGTAAGCCAAATGGTTAGTGGGAAGTTAAAACCTAGTAATTTTATTGGCAAAGTCGAATTTGGGACGATAAAGAGTGTTGATAATCAAAATACAGGCGGCAAAAAGAAGATATTTGTATCTGTTAGTCATCAAATGCGTTTTGCGCCCCGTAGTCGCTCGATAACGCAGTCTGATACTATTTTTGGTACAGATATACAAGAAACTAAAATAATCGCTGTAAGGCACAATATGGAGCTTTCAGAGAACTTAAAGGTTAGGTTCGTAAAAACTGGTAAAGTTCATGATATTAAATATATCTCTGCTGATGAAAGTAACAGTCCAATTAAGTTTGATTACATCACAATTACCAAGGAACCACTGGGGGTGTTTGATGGAACTTGATAAAGCGTTAGATGAATGGCTACTTGGTGTGAATAAACTAGTGCCTAATCTCAAACAACGTCAAAAAATAACGTTAGCTGGTGCGGCTGTTTACGAAAAAGAGCTACACGAAGTGACTAAAGCGAAACACTATGATGATGACCACAAAAATACTAGCAATGTTAATCACCTAGCTGACTCAATTGTGGTATCAAATACCAACATTGATTACATTCGAGATGGTTCATCATTAGTTGGGTTCACTAAAAAAGGTATTAACCATGCGCGTGTGGCTCGTCTACTAAATGACGGGACGAAGTTCATAGTCGGTGACCATTTTGTTGATAATACAAGGCGCAACTCACGCCATGCTGTTTTAGCGGCACAGTACGCTGAGTACCGTCGGCTACTGAAAGGCAAGGTATTATGATATTACCAATTTATGAAGTAGACGATTTGCTACAAACATTGAAATTCGCTGATGCCATATTTGTTAACAGTATTGACGAAGAATATTTAAAAGATGTGCAATCAACCACTATATTAATCACTGAAACGGTTAATGATTTAGACAAGAGAGCTAACAACCGTTTCAGAAATTTAAATTATGGTGTCGAATTACAGATATTTTATGGCATTAATTTCAATCAATCTATTATTGATATTGAAATCAAGGTTGCTCGTTTGTTAGAACGAAACGATTGGCACATGACCCAATCTAAATCACATATAAACGACCCTAAAACCAATCAGGTGACTAAGGTCTTTTATTTTACTAAAAATTATATTCTGGAGGAATAATTCATGGCAACACAAGGTATTGTAGGCGCATGGTTTGCTAAGGCAGATCCATTAACCGGTAAGGTTCTTACAGCAACAGACGGTCTTGATACATCAGGCGTCTATTTCGCAGACGGTCATACGAATGCCACTGCTGAGGGCTTGACCCAAGTGCAGTTTGCTAGTTTAAGTGGAACAGTAACACCCGGATTTGCAAACAACAAGCAAAAACGCGCATCAAAGGGAGTGGCCTATCCAACGGCACAAGTAACGTTCTTAGACTTGGAATTTGGTGTTCAGCAACAGATTTTAGGCATGGAATCAGACTCTAAGGGTGGCTACACGGAGAGTGACACAACTCATCCTATCTACGCATTGTTTAAATCTCAATCATTGGATAAGTCATTCGATATCTATTACGCATTGACAAATACCCATGTTACTGCTGGTAACAAGACATGGGGAACCAATAACCAAAACGAAGTTGACTCTAATGATGAAATGACATTCAACTCAAAGAGTCCATTGATCAAGGACATGTTCAATGGTAAGTCATTTAAGGTGTACACATCATCAGATCCAAAATTTGATGAAGCTGCCATGATGGCCGAAGTATTCCCAGGATATACTGCGCCAACAGGTGGTTCAGGATCAGGTGTCGGAAACTAATTTTTAAATTAATCGCCTAAGAAATTAACAATACATTTCAATGTGGTATTGCACCCAAGAAGTGGGCGGTTATTTTTTCAGTTACAAAAAACGTTACCGTTACCTGATTTAAACCTAGTAATAATATATATATATATTTATATAGTAGTTAATGTAACTTTGTAACAAAATGTAACAAAATCGTTGCAAGAGAAGAGATACAGCTGTTACGTTTTTTTCGTAATGTTACACGTTTTTTGTAACAATGAGAAGTTTTCTCATAACAGGTTTGAAAAAAGTGTAACTTTATTACTTTAAATAATCGTAATATTCAGGGTATTTTTACCCGTACATAACAAGAAAAAGGAGCTTCAAAATGATCGTAAATACAGAAAAAATTAAGTTGAATAAATTTGGTTTGAACAAAACAGTGAGTGTTCGAATGACAATGGGCCAGTTCGACAAAATGAACGAACTTGGCATTAATTTATTGGAACATGACAAATTTATGCTCGAAAATAGCGAAGATATGGAAGCGTTAGAATCTATGATTGAAGAACGCAAAATCAAGAACTTAATGATTGGATTCGTTCAAGATATGTTTTCGCTAAGTGACGAAGAAATCGAAACTATCCAAGATAGCATAAATAATGCTCAATTCAAAGAAGCTTTTTCATATATCACAGATCGTCTCCGCGGTGTAACTGATAAGGAATATCAACTTGCAGTTAAGCAGGAAAAAATTCTTCGTGAAAAAGAGGAACAAGAAGACCCAAAAGATATCTCAGCCGAATCAGCCGACTGATACTCGACCAAAAAAATAGTTTAGAAGATTTTAGATATTTCAAAAAGCAATTATTTAAAGAATATGGTATTTTACCAGGCGACATTGATAAGCAAGAGTATTTTTCATTTATGGAAATGCTGAATGCAAAAGAGCCGGATAAACGCGCCGCTGATCCGTTAGATATTGCGAGACAAATGGGGTTGGAGATACCAATGGAAGGAGAGTAAATGGTTGATAGAATTCAGGCAGAGATGGCGACATCTATTGCTCTTGATGTTATTAAGGCGACAAATAGTTTAAAAGGGCTAAGTGATGCTGTAAATTCAGTTAAGAATGCGTGGAAAGCACAAGAAGCTGCTGCTAAATCATCTGGTGATTACGTCAAGGCATCAGAAGAGAGATACGCAGGACTTGGACGCCAAATGGACGCCCAAAATAATAGAATAAATGAACTAAAGCAAAGACAACAAGGCTTGGATACCTCTACTAAAGATGGTGCCGAGTCTTTTTTGAAATACGAAAAAAGTATTCAACAAGCCAATCAACAATTAGCTAGTCTTGAAGCGCAACAGCAGCGCGCTAAGTCATCAATGGACTACCAAAAAAGTGGTTTAGCTCAACTTCAAAACGAATATAAGCAAACTAATGCCGTATCTGATTCATACGTCAATCGCCTGAAAGCTGAAAACAAAGAACGTCAAGCTAATATTGTACAAGCAAACTCTCTCAAATCTTCTCTATCCAATTTATCACAGCAATACGAAAAGCAGTCAGCAGAATTAAAACGTGTTGAATCTGATTCTGGTATCGCTAGTGAAGCGTACCGCAAGCAAACAATTCGTATCAACGATACCGCTACCAACATTTCTAAGATGAAGGATGAATTCAAACTCGCACAGCGCGAAGTTAACTCGGCCAATCCCTACGGATTTGGTCGTTTTTCATCTGGTGCAAACGTTGCTTACCGTGCGACTGAAAAAATGGGCGACGGTTTTCGTGCTGCTACTCAAAAAGTTAAAGAGTTTGCAGCAGTAGGCAGTTTAGTTGCGTTGGGACTTGGCGCAGTTGCGGTTAAGGGTGTTCAAGCTGCTGCCGTTTTAGAAAATTCATATGTTAAGACGCTTAATTTAGCTACAACAGGTGGCGAAAAATACGCAGAAGCCCAAAAAAATGTCAATCAGATGCAAGAAGATGGCGCTAAGCTGTCAGTTGAATACGGTAAATCACAATTTGATATTGCAGAGGGATATCAAGAATTAATTAAACGTGGTTATAGTTCGTCTGCTGCACTAGGTTCAATGCGTTCAGAATTAGAGGCATCTGTTGCTTCTGGAGATGATTTTAATAACGTTTTGAGCGTTACATCTCAAGTTGTTGATGCATATGGTTTACGTGTTGATGATGCCAATAAAATGGTTAAAAACACCAAAGACGTAACCAACCAACTTGCTTACGCAGCTGATATGACAGCAACCGACTTCCAATCAATGGGTAAGGCCATGGAGTATGTTGGCGATTCTGCTCATTCAGCCGGCATTGAGTTATCTACAACATCTTCTGCTATTGGTATCTTATCTAACCACGGTCTTGAAGCTGATAAAGCTGGAACAGGTTTGCGTAAGGTTATTAACTCGTTAACGGGTGCAATGGCAGACCAGCAAGAAGCTATGGCTGGTAGCGCGCAATCTGCTGATAAACTGAATGAAAAAGTAGCAGAACAAAATAAAAAAGTTGAAGAGGCGCAAGATAAATTAAATAAGGCTACCGAAGCCGAAAAAAATAATACTAGTAACAAAAATAAGTCAACCAAGGCCACCGACTCTGCTTCTAGGGCTTTGGAAAAGCAGAAAGACGCACTTGGCAAGTTAGAGGGTAAGGCGCAGGGTATTCAAGCCAATGATATGTTGTCTAAACTCGGTATCAGTCGTGATCAACTGATTGATTCAAACGGACATTTGAAAAAGATGTCTGACATTATGAAAGTTATTAACGATCATACGAAAGATATTAAAGATGACGACACGCGAAATAACGTATTTCATGCCCTCTTTGGTACGACTGGTATGCAAGCTGGTATCATTCTTGCTCAAAATAATGATGAGCTTGAAAAACTCAATGCAAATGTTAAGAACGCAGCTAATGGTCAGGGATACGTTCAAAACTTGGCTCAAAAGAACATGGATACGACTACCGCAAAACTAGCGCAGTTAAAGTCATCAATGGAATTGATCGTTAATTCTATTGGTGCTTCATTGTTGCCGTCCGTGTCTGATTTTGCTGTTAAATTAGCAAGTGCTCTTAATTCAGACAAGGGTCAAAAACAACTCAAAGAGTTGTCAAAAGTGGCTGGTGAAGTCGGTCGTTCAATTGTAAATACGATAGAGTTTGCTTGGAGTCATCGTTCAGAATTAGTAACAATAGGTGAGACATTAGCTGGTATCTGGGCGTTTAAAAAAATAAGTGATGCAATAGGTTGGGTAAGAACAGCCATTGGCACTTACAAAGAGCTAAATGGCGTCTTAAAAGTAACAGCAGGCCTTAATGCTGTTGGATTAGGCACTGGCGGTAAATCTGCAGTTACAAAAGTTGGTTCAACGGCAGTAGGTAGTATTGTCTCAACTGGTTCAACTGTTGCCGCTTCATCAGAAGTCGGTATGTTATCAAAATTAACTGCCACATTAATACCTGCACTAACCAAATCATTGCCATATGTTGGTGTCCTAGCTGGTTTAGGTCAAGCTGGATACAGCGCATATAATGCAACTAAGGCTACCAATGAAACATCTAAGAGGACTCAACAGGGTGGCGTTCTCGGTTCGCTGTCAGGAACTGCAATCGGCGCTGGAATTGGTTCATTAATCGCACCCGGTATTGGCACGGCTATTGGTGCTGCACTAGGTGGCACAGCTGGAACACAAATAGGTAAGAAATTTGGTAAAGCATATCAAGAGGGATTCAAAGAATCACACCCAAAGAGCATTAGTGCTTGGCTAGGCGATGATTGGGACGCGGCTTATAAAAATTCATCATCTCAAACAATGAAAAAGTTTTCTTCTGATTATAAAAGTCAAATTGACAAATTAAATTCTAGTACGAAAATAAAACTTGATATTGATGATAAAAATACGAAACAAAATCAGAAGAAAGTTGAAGACATTTATGCCGGTCTTCAAAAAACAATTGATAATTTTTATAAAAATCAAGAAAAAGATTCTAAAAAGAATCTAGATATTCTTGTCAAAAACGGTATTATCACGCAGAAACAAGAAGATGAGTTATTAAAAAAGTCACAGTCTAATGACGAAAAGCAAAAAAAGTCTAAACAAAAATTAGCTGATGATATGAAAAAGACGTCTGAAAAATATTATTCAGATGCTGAAAAAATTCAAAGTGGTAGCAACAAAACATTGGAGGGGTTAGCGAATAAATACGGCACTAATTCTAAAAAGTATAAAAGTGAGCAGAACAAGGAACTAGAAGCTCTGCATAACAAATATACAAAAGATATTGTTGGTATTGAAACTAGACTTAATGCTAGTGTTTCAAAATCAACTCAAGTAGCAGCTACCAAACAAGAAGATATTTTAAAAAGTTTGAGCAATGCTAAAAAATCAATTGGTTTAAAGCAAATCGTTGAAGACGAGCGCCAAGCTAAGAAGAATCATGACACCATTGTTGGTGAAGCGCAGAAAACGCGTGATGATGTCGTTAAGGCTGCAAACGGTAAATATACGGGTTCCGTTTCCGCTGCTGATAAAGAGTATTACCAAAATAAAACAATCAGTAAAAAACAATATGATGACGTTGTTAAAAACGCTCGTAAACAGCGAGATGATAGTATCGATGCTGGAGAAACGCAGCGAAAGAAGACAACAAAGTCTGCTGATCAACAGTATGGGGATATTCTTGATAAAACGGAAAAGCAACGCTATGATGTGACACACAAATCACAGCTCCAAAAAGATGGTGTTGTTGGTCATTTACAGAGTCAAAAAGATACCACCACACGACTAGGTCGTGAGCAAAGTAATACCTTATCAGATTGGGCTGATAAACAGAAAAATAATACGACTAAAAGTGCAAGAGACCAACGAGACGGTGTTTCTGGTGCGTTAGGAACAATGTGGAAGTGGTTGAAGAGTGGCGCTGAATCAGGACTAAACGGCTTATTTACCCCAATCAATATTGGAATTGGCACAATTAATAGTTTGTTAAGTGCTTTTGGAGGTCCCAAGAAGACAATTGAACCGTTAGCTGTTAGATTCGCTACCGGTACTGGCTATTTAGGATCTGTTAGACGTTCGATTACTAAACCAACTTTGGCTATGCTAAATGACGGGAATGATAGCCCTGAAACTGGTAATCAAGAAATGTTATTGCACCCTAATGGCAAATCAGAATTAGTACAAGGAACCAATGTTATACGTCCCTTATTACCGGGAACAGAGGTACTAAACGCTAAAGAAACTGCCATGATGTTAAGTGGTGGTATGTCAAGATTTGCTGATGGTACTGGTCTATTCAGTAAATTGTTCAGCGGCGTTCAAAGTGCTGGTAGTTGGGTAGGTAATGCTGTTGGAAATGTCTGGGATGGCATGAAAGATGGTGTTGATAAGTTCACTAAGATGTTTGGATTTATCACAGATGCTGCTGCACACCCAATCGAATCACTTGAAAAGAAATTCAATCCAACTCGCAAGGGTGATTTAGGCAGTGTCATGAATGGCCTTGGCGACAACGTATTTTTTGACACGACTAAAAAGCAAGCTAAGAGTTGGTGGTCTGAAATGTGGTCCATGGCCAAGTCTGCCGGAGAGGGTGGCAGCTCTTCCGAGTTACTTAACCACGCTGAAAAATTAGGTAGTGGTAAACCATATGTTTGGGGTGCTGCGGGTCCCGATAGTTTCGACTGTTCTGGTCTGGTTGAGTATGCCTTATCTCAAATGGGTATTGCATTTCCTAAGTATTCTGGGGACCAATATAACGCTTCAACAGCTGTATCAAACCCACAATCTGGAGACTTAGTATTCTTCGGACCCGGTGGTGGAGATCACGTTGGAATTTATGCCGGAAACGGAAAAATGTATAGTGCTATGTCACCAGGATCATCACCGAATATTGGTATGGCTGATATCAGTTCTTGGTCTGAATCGTTATCATCATCGCCATATCGTCGCGTTTCTGGTATGAAACCTGAACAAGAAATTGAAACTACTAATCCATTACAAAAGCTCATCAAGAGTCAAACAGGTGGCATGTTTGATTGGATTAAGAAGTTTATTGCACCCTTAAATGACAGCTCAACCGGTACTAGTGGAGATGTAAATAGCTGGTCTGGGGACGTTAAAAAAGCCCTAAGTCAACTTGGTTTAAGCACTAGTGGCGATATGGTTAATAAAATATTGAAGCAGATACAGACTGAATCAGGTGGTAATGCCAGTGCTATTGGCGGCAACGATGGACTTGCCGATGGTAATGCGACTGGACTAATGCAGGTTAAGCCGGGTACATTTAATGCGTTTGCATTGGCTGGTCATGGCAATATCATGAACGGTTACGACAACATGTTAGCTGGTATTAATTACGCTAAATCAAGATATGGCAGTGACCTATCATTCTTGGGTAATGGTCATGGATACGCTAATGGAACAATTACTAACGTACCCCACGTGGCACACATTGCAGAGGGCGGCATGACTGAAGCAGTAATTCCATGGGATCTGTCAAAGAAGTCGCGCGCCATGGAGTTGTTAGGCGAAACGGTCACTCACTTCGCATCCAATACGATTAGCAATAATACTACTTCGAATAATGGTGCTGATTCTAATGTATTAGCAGACAAGCTTAATAATATGATTAAACAAGGCGAACAGGTAATATCACTATTACTTCAGTTGGTTCAAGGTCAATCAAACCCTACACCAGCAGTCGTATCAGCTAATCAAGCTAATGACGTATTAAATAAACTAAAGCAAACAAACAACAGGTCACAGCTCTTATTTAAGGGCTAAGAATTAGGGACTTTTAAGTCCTTTTTTCGTACATAAAACAAAGGGGTAAAAAATGGCAACAGACATACAGAATACAACCTTACCAAATGACAATGTTAATGCACCAGATACTAACTTTGCAAATGATACAAGTTTAAATGGTAATGAACCTAGTCAAATGGCCTACGTAGAGCCAAGCGAGGGGGCTAATGAGCTAATAGCAGTTGACCAGGCAATTATTGATGGCCTATACCCTAACCCAGAAGATGATGAATTTGTTGTTGGCCGTAACTTTGAAAGTGGCGCAATAGGAATTAACTCACGTGATTTAGGAATAATGGTTGGTCATGTGAGCCTACCAATTACACCAACTATCAGTGAGATGACCCAGAATGTATCTGGTATGTACGGTCAACGGTGGCTAGGTAATAATTATGGTGCCAAGGTGTTCAATATACCTGTAACAGTCATTGCAACTAGTGCTGATGAGTATATTAAGAATGTTGAGCAGATTAGCAATACCCTCATTCAAATTGGTAACACTGAGGTACCACTTGTTTTTGGTGCGTTTCCTGAACGGACTTATTACGGACACTTCACATCGATACCTGAACCAGCCTACATTGGCCAAGGCGCATGGGATTCTACCCTAACCTTACAATTCACGGCTAGTGACCCACATGGTTATTTAGCTAGTGAAGTTGGGTCCGCAGACAATCAAAATAAACTAGCTATTACACCGCTAGGTAATGATACAGCTAAGCCAATTTATCAGTTTAATTTCACGGCTGATAGCAATAACTTTGGCTACGTCAATTCAAAAGGTGAGAGTGTATTTGTTGGGTATGCTGATAATACTAATACACAGGACCTCATGCCGGTTGTCTACAGGGAACCATTTGAAGATTTAGCAACCTTAACTCAAGTAACAAACATGAACACCCAACCATTTGCGCTTGCTAATGCTGATGTAACAACAGACGGCACTATGGCAATGGGTTCAACAAGTCAGTCAATATTGAATGATAAATTTTGGGTAGCACCAAAAGATTACACAGGTCAAGCTACTATGTTTGGTAATTTACTACTAACCAAGAAATTTAATGTTGGTGCCAATGGTAATTATTACATGAGTACGCGATTAATCCACAGACGGTACTATGATCGTGCCTACCAACGTATTGAAACCTACTTATTAAGCACTGACGGTCATAAGATTGGTAGATTTGGTATTCAAGATTATGGCTCTGGTGGATTAACTTATATTTATATTTTGTTTGGCAAAACAGTAGCTGAGGAACAAGCCAATTTAGCTAATGGATTTGGTTACTGGGGAACTGGTAACACAGCATGGGCGCGTGCCCAGTTAGTTGATAAGCATGGCTATGATGTGACATTAAACACTTCAATATCAAGCAATTTAACTGTAGACAGGCGTGTGACAACCGATTTCACGCAAGTCCTATATGATGCGTCATGGTATGACCGCAGTGCCGGAAATAAAACCGCGCAATATGCTAATAAATGGGTACACACGAAACAAACTACCGAAGAATGGAAGACACCACGTGATGCCAATGGTAAGGCAACTGGTCCACAACAATACACGACAGAAACTAAGGTAGACACCCTATCAAAAGATTGGGTACGTGCTAATAGATTAGATCACGGTTGGAATGAACCAATAGCATTTGAAACCTACCAAGATATCAAGAAACGTAACTACGTATGGGGATCATCAGTAGGCTTAACTGAATATATTGAAACATGGCACAATGTTGGTACACCTAACCCTGGATACGGAAACGGTTGGAAATTCACAACCACAGACCACCAATATGGTAAATGGGTTGATGATAATTCTAGTCGTGCCAGTGAAATTGGTATGGTTATTTCAGAAGCTAGAGAGCCAGATCATAACGACAGTTCAGCCTTAACTGATTTCTGGGGAAGTTTAAAAATTACTAAGATTGATAACACCCTTAAATTTAATGTTGCAGAAATAAAAGGCGCATTAGAGACAGGGAATATTGTATTAGATGAAACGTTTAATATTCCTAATGGGTTTGACGCAAAGTTGGGACAATTAGGTTACTATTTCGGTAAGGCACCAATCCATGAGGATAAGATTACCAAGACAACGCCTGCTACTTCTGATACACCAGCTAGTTATGAATACGTTAAGTCATATTCAGATGACGTGCTAGAAGTAACCGATTTATGGGTCACTGGAATGACGACCGCAGACGCCATAAAAAAGGCGCATACAATTATTCATGCGGGTGATAGTGCCACTATTGATGTGGAAACTGAAAATGTCTATATTAATGGTGCATTAGCTAACCAATACCTTAGCCCAGCAAGTACCTACCCAGCATTAAAGGGTGGTTCACAGGAACAGATTAGCTTCTATCCAAGTGCTGATAAGGCTAATGTTAAATACACCTATCGACCAGCAATGAAATAATGAAAGGAAGCACATGGCTTATACGGTATTAAATGAAAGCCTACAAGTAAAGGGTAAGTTAACCCTAAATAACGGCCAAGGAAGTACCGCTTTTTTTGCTGACACAATTACCCAACAAATAGCCACTGATAATAGTTCAGACCCTACAAATTCAACAGCAATGGCATTTAATGAGTACGACAAGCAGGGTAATGCTAAGCAATGGGGACACTCAATCACGGTTAGTGTTGAAGCTACTGATTTAGGTAGTGGTATATCAACTAACGACTACTTAATGTACTTCGACGATGTCAATAATCATTACTACTTGATGAAAGTGATTACTGCTGAAACAGACCGTAATAGTGGCTTCGTAACCATAAGTGGTGTCAATACAGCTATCTATGAGTTAGGTAAGCAGATTATTAACGCTGAAACAACGTTCAAACAGGCTAATCTACCGACTGTGGTTAATAGCCTCTACAAGAATGCACCGTTTTCAGTAGTCATTCAAGATGATTTAGCTACTGTAATTGACTACACTGTTAGTACAAATACCAGCCTACAAGCGGTATTGCAAGATTTACAAACTAAATATGATGTGGACGTGGACAGCTGGATTGAATTAGATGAATCTGGTAATATATCCGACCGTATTATTTACTTCGGTCATATTGGTCAAGACAATGGGGAATTAATCCGTTATGGCGGAGCTAAGGGCTTTGAAAATATCAATGCCCAAGAATTATCAGACACGATTTACACTAAGTTGTACGTCACAGGTTTAACTAACGATACAGACCCAACTAAGGGTCACATTGGTAGTGTTAACAATGGTATGGAGTATATTGTTGATGACAACGCTAACGGGCTACAGTACGCAATAGGTGCTAGCCAACAACAACCAGTGTACTTAGAGGGTAGTATTACTAACACCCTATTAAGTGAGCCACAGGCCTTGTTAACATGGGCTAATGCTCAAATGTCTATCTTCAATCACCCTAGATTTAACTATACCGTGACACCATTACACGACCAAATCGTTGGTATAGGAGATACCATAGCTGTTCAAGACTTTCATGTGAAACCTGAAATATTAGTAACTTCTAAGGTTATTCAAAAAAGCACATCATTTGCAAGTCCTGAAACTAACACCTTTGTGTTGGGTGAATTTAGTTCTATCTTCACTGATAATATGAACAAAAGTGCTAATGTCATTACCTTAATCAAGAAGGACGTAACAGTAGTTCAAGAAGCTGCTGATTATGCTAAAGCACAAGCGGATGCTGCTTATCAACAAGCGGTAACAGCACAGGAAAAGGCAATTCATGCCCAAACAAGTGCTGATGGAAAAACGACAACATACACTGTTGATAGCGTACAAGACTTACCAGATAATGTGGTAGAGGGTGATATAGGTTGGGTTAAACTATCTGATGGTACTCACATGTATTCGTATACTGATGGTGAGTGGGTTGAAAAAATTAACCCATCAATGGGTGCTGATATTAATAAAAAAGTATTAGACGCAGTCACACAAGCCAAAGAACACGTTGAAGAAGTGAAGCAAGGTCTAGTAAATGATATTGCAACAGCAAAGTCACAGGCAGTGGAAGCAGCTAATACAGCAGAGACGAACGCTAAGAGTGAAGCAGTATCTCAATTCAATCAAGCGCAGAACGCCTTGTCAGCTGCTAAAACAGACTTAACAAACGGTATTGCCAGCGAGGCATCAGCTCGTAACGCTGCGGTAGCTGCTGCTAATTCACAAGCACAAACTTATGCTAATCAAGCTAAGTCTGACGCACTAAACACAATAGCCAAAGAGGTTACAGACCGACAGAATGCAGTTAGTGAATTAGACACTAAGTCCACTAATGCAGTTAATCAGGCTAAAAGTGACATTACTGATACGATTAATGCTATTAGCGTCGGTGGTAGAAACCTACTATTAAACTCAAAAACCTTATCGTGGGATGTAGGTAAGAATGAACCTGTAACGTCAACCAAAGTTACTTATGATAGCACTACTAATATGTGGCATATAACATCACCAAAGGGCGGTTCAGAGTATGCCGGTATATATTTTTCACAGGTTAATAATGTCAGTAATATAATTACAAAAGGTCAACAATGGGCATTTAGTTTTGATATTAAAGGAACCGGTGTTTATTCACAGGTTGGCATTGAATACTCATCACCATTTAATAAGCCATCTGGAAACGTTCCAACAGATTGGACTAGAGTTTCATCAACAGGAACTGCTACTGCTACTGGCGTAAAGCCAGTTATTATTTACTTTAATAGTATTGACGTTGCTTTAGATGTATACATTAAATTACCTAAGTTAGAAATAGGCGCTATACCGACTGATTGGACTCCAGCTCCAGAAGATGTTGTTTTAGACTACACGACTAAAGATAACCAAATTAAAGAAACCATCTCGCAGTATCAGACGACTAACGATGGCAAGGTTTCTAAGGCACAAACAGACGCAATACAAGCTTTGGGACTTGTTGAAACTAAAGTATCACAAACTGACTATGACCAAAAGACTGGCGATTTATCAACAAAATATACACAGGTTAAACAAACGGCTGATTCACAGGCTACGGATATTGTTGACATTAAAAAAACAGCCACGAGCCAAGCCTCTAAGATTAACAGTATATCAAGTGATGTTGACGGAACTAAGCAAAGCATAAGTGACATCGAGACAACGCAAGATAGTCACTCTGATAAGATTAACCAAATCACTAGTGATGTAAATGGAACAAAGCAATCAATCACTGATATTCAAACGAAAGATGGTAAGCAAGACGCCAGAATGGGGACTATCGAAACCTCCGTATCTGGCGTTAAGAGTGACTTTAGTAGTTATAAGACTGACGCAAACGGTCGTATCAGTACAGCACAAACGACTGCACAAACCGCAGTAGATGGTCTGAAAAATAAGGTTAGCCAGAGTGATTACAACACTAAGACAGGTGAGTTGACAACTAACGTCAACAACGTAACACAAACAGCCAACCAGTCGAAACAAGATATTGTCGCTATCAAGCAAAAAGATACCTCACAAGATTCTCGTATGAACACAATTGAATCAGACGCCAGCGGAACGAAGCAAACTGTAAGTGATTTGCAAACTATTCAAGGTAAGCAATCAGGTTCAATTAGTACATTACAACAACGCGCTGACGGGTTTGATGCTACTGTTACTAAGGTTGATAACCTTTCGGTCGGTGGTAGAAACCTATTTTTAGGAACTAAAGACTTTTCTGGCAATGGTAATTGGGTTATTGGTGGTGATTTAGTAAAAGATGTGTACCAAGGATTAGACGCTGTACAAACAGCTAGCCAATGGCGCGGTCCTAAATATAATAATAGTGCATTAGAAAGTCAAGGCGTTATACAATCAGTTGATGATAAATTTGTCATGTCTGCTTGGGTTAGAAATACTGGCACGAGTCCTATAGCTATTTATTTTTATGGTGGTTCGGTGTCATTACAAAACTACAAAATAATAGACCTACCAGCAAACAGTGGCTGGGTCAGAATAAATTCACAGCCTTTTGGATTTACAAAAACTAGTGGTTTGACTGGTTCGATACGTTTTGAACCAACAACAGGTTCTATTGGTGGTAATGTACAACAGGTAGGATTAAAACTTGAAAAAGGTAATATACCAACTGATTGGACCCCGGCTCCAGAGGATATAGAATCAGCCCTAGCACAAGTAAAAGTCACCGCAGACGGTGTATCTAGTATAGTTTCTAATCCAACCACTGGTTTATCAACCCGTGTTCAAACAGCAGAAGGTGCTTTAAGCAAAGTTCAAGGTACTGATATTCCAGCTTTGCAAAACTCCACTTTCTGGCAACCATATTCTTCACTTAACTTTAACGATTATACTAAGCAAGGCTCGTTCTTCTTTAACACAACTGCAGCCAAGACCAATGGTCCAACGACATCAAGCTCATGGCTATATCTGATGGTTGAACAAGGAACCTCAGACACTAGTCGTATTAAACAAACAGCTTGGTATGATGGTGTTGCTGGTGTAAAGATAACCTATGTCAGAACTCTCAATTCTGGAACTTGGTCTCCTTGGTATGCAAACGATAATGATTCAGTAACAACAATCAGTCAAACGAATAGTAATGTTAAACAAGAGATAACTGATAGAAAAACTGGTGATTCTAATACTTTGCAAAGTTCTAAGGACTTTACAACAAGTTCAATCACTAGTGCTGTTAATGGTGTTAACTCAACAATTACTCAAACCAGTGACTCACTCATTGCAAAGATAAATACTAAAACTGATTCAGATACAGTTTTATCTCTATTAAAAGATAATTGGAGCATTGGTATCAACGATAACATTGGCAACATCACCAGTGGAATTGTTGGAAATTCTAGCAGCATGTCACTGATTAGTAAGAATATTGTATTAGATGGCAACACAACGTTTACTGCTTTGAAAAAGACAGTAGGTGATACTGATAGTGCCGTATCGCAAGTCAAAAATACCGCAGACGGCATCAACAACTTTGTGCGTGATTCAAGTGGTAACATCTCAGCTAACTTTCAAACAGCATTGAGTAAAACGTCTATCGTCTCAGGTAGCACGTTAGCCACAAGTATTCAGACACAGACGTCATCACAGATAAGTTCAGCTATCACAGACAACAACGGTAAGATTATTAGTTTAATCAATCAGGATAGTTCTGGTGTTCAGATTGCTGGTAAGAATATTGTATTAGATGGTAAGGTTAGAATCACTAATGAATTTACAGTAGGCCAAGCCAACATTGCTAATGGTGCCATTGGAACCGCACAAATTGGTAATGCTGTCATTACCAGTGCTAAGATTGCTAATCTAGATGTATCAAAACTGACAGGTGACACAATTACTGGATTCAATTTCAATGTTAACAGGTCAATGAATATCGCTTCGGGTGGTGTGATTAAGTCTGATGTTATAAATATGGATAAGACTAGTTTCATATTAAACACTTCAACAGTTGCAACAGATACAGTAACGACTGCAGCAAATAATAAGATGATTTTGAGTAACGTAACCTACAGCATAGATTCCACAAAAGGGGCTATAATATCATCTGGTAAAGTTAACATATCCCATACTAATGGCTCAACATCTAATGCCAACTTTGATTTTAGAATAGCACCTGACTATTTCAGTATGTCTTCAAAAAATTGGTCAGATGGTTCGAATGATAACTATATGACCATGACGGATTATAGTGTGTCATTTTTGGCAGGTTCACCCCTAATAGATAAAGCATCTTCTTATAGTTATGTTGGTCAAGATGGTGTAGAAACTACAGGAACAGTGCTTGCAGATGCTATTTCTGGTCATGGTAGCAAACCAATGTACATTAATGCCGGCGGAACATTGAGACTTGCAGCTAACGATGGTAGTGGTGTGAAAGTTTATATCAGTAATACCAATGTGCAAACAGATAGCCCAATCATTTCAGGAAACATCACGCTGAATACTGGGCATGCTATTGTTTCAAACGATAATGGCAAGATGTTTTTCTACGGCTCAAACGGTAACCAGATTGACTTAGGTGTGAGGTCTCTTACCCAATCTTCGCTGGTTAGCTTGAAAGAGCATATTGGCGACATTAATCAAGAATACGCCTTAAATGAGACACTAAAAGTAGATGTCAAACAATATAACTTCATTGGCGATGATGTCAATAATAGGCACGTATCACCCATGATTGATGATGTGAATGGCAAATGGTACATTCCAAAGGATTGGGTCAGTGAAGACGGAAAAAGCGTTGACGTATACACGATTACAGGATACTTAATCCAGTCAATTAAAGCATTACAAACACAAATTACAGAACTAAAACGGGGCTAATCAGAGCGGTTAGCCTTTTAATGTACAGAAAGAGGAGATTACACATGTTTTCAGCAAATTTCAATTCAAGTTACACGGACAAGAATGGGGTTGAGGTAGCCACTGGTTACGCCAACTTAAACGACACGGTTTCAATTCAATTAGCAGTCAAAGATCGTGTGGCCTATGAAGCTGATAAGGCTAATGTGGAAGCACAAGAAGCAGATTTCAGAGCTAAGGTATTTCAAGTAGCTGATATCATGGGAATTGCAACTGGTTCACCTAAGGAGGCTGAATAATGAACTTAGACGCAGAAAAAGTTATTAATAACCTATTATTTCAACTGAGCCAAAAGAACCGTGAAACAGCCATGTTATCAGCTCAAGTGGAGACATTACAGGAACAATTGCAAGAGGCTCCTAAGCCGGCCGAAAAAGAAGATATGCAGGATTCGTGATGAAAAAACACTTTTGGAAAAATCGCCAGTGGGTGACGATTGCCACTGAAGAAATAATCATTGGCATCATCATCATGCTGCATTATCAGCAACTCGATTTACGTTTGCCGCCAGCGCTTGGTTTATTAGATGATGCGCCTGTTGGTATTGCCTATTTGTTAATTGGTGCCACACTGCTGGTTAACTCGCTGTGGGACTTTTATTGGCACTACATCAGATTAGTGCTTATTGCCTTGTCGGGTGGCATGTGGACGCTATTAACCGTTAGCTACGCGATGAACGACATTTACCGCAGCAGCGTGACAATTGTGCCATTTATATTTGCGGTAATCACGGCAAATGTGCTATTTAGCGCTTGGGAAGAGCCACGGTATAAATTGAAAGGTGGTGAGTACCATTGAACAGTTAGCATTCATATTTGGTGCAGTTGGTACCATTGCCACAGGCTATTTCGCATGGCGTGGTAAACGAGAAGACACAACCCAGAAACATGATGATACAGTTAGTGAGATGTTTGCCACACAAGGCGCGTTAGTCAAGGAATTATCATCGCAGGTATCACAATTAAGCCAAGAAATTGCTTCATTACGCAGCGATAATAAAAATTTGACACAAGAAAATGAAGCCTTGCGTGGTGAAGTCAATAAGCTAACTGAAAAAATCGATGAACTGATGAAGACGGTCTAAGCCGTCTTTTTTATTTGAAGGAGAAAAAATGAGTAAGACAGATATGATGGGCATTTTAGTAGCATTGTGGACGAGTGGCATTTTAACAGCCGTGGCACACGCTGCCATTAAATTTATCAATGCCAACACGAAAAACAAGCGCTTGATTCAGTTTTCAAATTGGGCTGACCAAGCCGTAACGTTCGCTGAAAATAATGCAGAGACGAGTGTTGATAAGAAAAAAGCAGCACAGAGTTTCTTAATTCAGCGACTATTTGCAAACAACATTGACAAGTTATTTAGCAATGAGCAAATCGATGCCGTGATTGAGCAAGCAGTAGCTAAGCTACATGATTGGCACCCAGCTATTAAACAGGAAGAGGACGAGGGAAAATAATCATGGGATATGATGCACAAACAGCGTTACAGGTGGCAAAATCATATTTAGGACGTGCAACTTATAGCATGGAATGGAACGAACGTGATGGTCAAGATATTGGCGGTACACTGGGGTTTGATTGCTCTGGTTTTGTTTACCACGTGTTGGAACATGCCGGCGCATGGAACGCTAACTATTTGCAACGTGCGCACTATACTGGTACTTTGAAGGCTGATTTAGAAGCAGCAGGATTTGTTGAAGTTGATGGCGATCATATTGCTGATGGCGATATCTTCTTGTGGGGAAAAAACTACGGATCTGGTGCAGGTGGTGTAAGCCATACTGGTCTATTTGTAGATGATGGTATTAATATTATTGATAGTTCATGGTATACAGCTGGCGCTGTAAATGGTGCAATTAATATTCATGGCCATGATGCCTATTGGTTACTTGATAATCAACCAGAATATCATTTTTTCCACTATGCAGGTGGTAGTTCACAAGCTGCACCAAGTAAGTCATCAAACGTTAGTCCAAGTGCGCCTGATCAAGATTTAGAAAAAGGTTCAAAGGTTAAAATACCAGGAACATTCTTGCTTGATGATTTAGTACAATATCAGGGTAATTGGTATGCAGTAAATAACGGATTGTCTGTATTGCCAGTTGATTACAACAACTATATTCCAGTTGGCCCATTGACCGAAACAGACAAGAATAGTATCGCAACTAAAGATCAAGACTTCTCAAATGCAGGTACATCGTACTTCACATTTGCTGGTCAAGTGTTCACGGTTAGTGACGTAGATGCAAATACTGATAGTGTTGAAGTACAAATAGGTGGCGAACCAGTATGGCTAAAGGCTGGTCCAATGACTGAAGTACAAAATGGATAATTAAATAGCATATAAAAACACCCAACTAGATTAATTTCTGGTTGGGCTTTTTTATATTTGTAGAAAGATAAATTAACGTAAATATATTAACTAAGAATGAATATTTGCATTTTTAACTATAATTGTGTATTATGATCTTAGAAGAAATCGATAAGTTTCCGTCTTGCTATTTGTTGTTTTCTTCTGTCTTGTTTAATCTTATAAGGTTGCAAGTGACCTAAAGGGAACACTTACTGAGGTATAAATAATACGCTCAGAGAATCCACCTCGGATTAAAAATGAGGAGTATAAACTAAGATGATGATTTCGTCAGTCTTAGAGGAGTCTACCCTGGACTATTAAAAACACTTGCGTACATAAAAAAATAATGGACCTTATTCCGATGATAATAACACGGTTCACAAGTCCTTGGAGACGTGTTATTAGATGACAAAACAAAAGTTGACACAATCATACATTTCTCAACGTGGATATTATTCAAAGTGGAAAAATGCTCAACAATTTTTTGAGAATAATTTTATTGATAAATCAATAACTTATACTTATGGTTCATATAAAAATCAAACACACGAAATGTGTATTTGTATGCATAAATATCATTTTATACATTTGTTAGGTTTGAAGTATGGTGTTTTAGGCGCTAAAACTTTTTGGAGAGACCTTAAAAATAATAAAATAAATTGGAATGAATTAGATTTTTGTTATTACGAAGGTAAATCAAATAGGCAGCCAGAAACTTTTGAAAATAAGATGGCTATAATTGATTATCTTCCTGAAATTTTAACCAGTAATGCTCGTGTTGCTCCAGGTGGTAAGTATATGAATTTATCAGTTGATGCATTGTTACGTCTACATAAACCGTGTTTAGCTTTAGGTGTTGCGAATCCATTTAGTGAAGGGTATTTTAACACTACGCTAAATATTCGTAGTCAAGTTAGTAATAAGGGTGGGAACAATAAAAAAATACAGGAAGTTTATCGCATCGTGTCTTCTCAAAATAATAATGATACCGTAATTATGGATGTATTTGATAAAAAATGCAATCGAAAAGAATAATTAGCGGTTAATAGATAATATTAATCGCAGAAAAAGCCAGCTAGAAAATCCAGTTGGCCTTTTTTTATTGTAACAAATCACACCATTTATCCAGTGCAGCTTGCTGTTCTTCGGTTAATTCACCAATAGGTTCACCATACTTCTGGTGCGCATCAAGTAAGTAGATATCTATTCCAGTCTTCTTGTTAATTGTGCGCGGCGGCATGATCTTTAAAATCACACGTATTGTTTGTTCTTTATTCATATTAATTTCCTCTAGCTAATAATACGAAATAACTCGTATGAGCGCTTAATGATATTTGCCGTTATATTTAACTGTAATACAACCGTAACATTAATCTATTGTATACCATTAAATATAATGGTATACTTAATTCAAGGTTAAGGAAGAGGTAAACGACATGAGTTATTTTATTGAAAGATTTGGCGAAGAAAATTACAAAGAAGCTAAGGCATACGTTAACAAGCATTTTAATGCTCGAAACTATCGCGGAAACGGAATTGACGAGAGTTTTTATTCAGAGGGTCATAGGTCTGGAGATCCACTGGATGCGCATGAAAGATTATGCTTCCGAAGCGATATGATTTATATGTATTTAGTTAACAAGGGGTAAATCATGAAATTAGATGAATATTTGAAATCAAACAACACTACTAGATATGAAGTTTCTAAAATATCCGGTATATCTGAATCATCATTCAAGAACCTGTTGTTACAAGACGTCAGTAACTACGCTGGGCGTTTTTACCGTGCCATAGGGTTAGTGTTAGGTAAGACTGGCGGACAGGTGTATGACGAAATCACAGCTGATGATAACACGGTATTTAACTTCTTAGGCAAACACCACGTTCACGACAAGGAACGTGTGACCGAGTTACTAGATTACATGCTTTATTTCAAAAAACATGATATTGATGTCACTAATGTATCATTTAACAGATTTGAGAATGAAATAGAAAACGGCAACATTTCAGGAGATGAAGATGATGTGCTTCAAGTCATTGATAATCTGATCGAAACTTTCAAAACGATGAAAGAAAATGTTGAAGCTGGTAATTTGCCTTTACCTGAAAAAATGGACTAA